GACCACGAGATCGCCATCGACGGGCGGCGTGTAGTTGTTAGTCATAATGCACCTTATGGCGCTAGGTGCTTTCTGACAACAGCGACGAGGCTACTCAACCGCGCGCGGATACGACCGCCACTACCGGGCCGCCAGGGTACGGGCCGCCCGCCTCGTCGAGGCCGGCCAGGCCGTCTGCTGGCGGTGCGGCCAACCCATCAAGGCAGACGAAGCGTTCGATCTTGGTCATGACGACGATGATCGTTCGATCATTCGCGGACCTGAACACAGATTTTGCAATCGCAGCGCCGCAGGCAAAGCGGCGCACAAATACGACCGAACCGAAACGGACTGACACGTACACCCCCCAGGGGGATGGCCCCGACCGGGGCCCCGTCAGACCGCCGGTGAGGGATGAAAAAAGCGCGGAGGGTTCAAAACCACCCGCCCGAAACCGAAAAAGCCGCCCGGCGCGACGCCGAGGTGGCCCTGCAGGCAGGCGCGACGCCGGCCAGCGAGGAGACCGACCATGCCTTCCGGTGGAGCGCGCGCCCGAAGTGGGCCACCCGTCAACCCCAACAGTGCCCGAAGCGACGCACGCGGCATCAGCTTCCGCCAGCTCGGAGGCGTACCCGCCACCGCGCCCGTGCCCGAGTTCGCCATGCCCCCCATGCAGCTGTGGGAAACCCTGCCCAACGGCGGGCGCCGCTTCCGCAAGCTGGCAACCGAGCTGCGCTGGAAGCGCGAACTCGAGCTATGGGAGTGGGCCTGGCGACAGCCACAATCTGAGGTGTGGCGCGAACAGCCCTGGATGACCTACAACGTCGCTCAGTGGGTGCGCCTCGCCGTCACGTGCGAGGAAGAGGGTGCAAAGGCCGGTGACAAGACCGCGCTCCTGCGCTTGGCCGACCAGATTGGCCTCACCGCTTCTGGCCTCGCCCTGCATCAGTGGCAGGTCACGACCGGGGCACCCGCCGCCGAAGCTGAGACCACCGAGCGCCCGGCCCGGCGCCGCTCCTCCCGCGCTCGTCTCGCTGGTATGACCGTCGTCGACGGCGAAGCCGATGGCGCATGACGAGTACGCGCCGCCCCCGCTCGCCCTAGATTTCAACCCGCTTCACACGCTGGGTTTTCTGATCTCGGATTGGATCGAAGCCCACTGCCTCGTGCCCTCTGGCGTGTATTTCAACCAGCCCCTCGTGCTGAATGGGTGGCAGCTTTATTGCAACGCCAACCATTACCGCGTCAAGGCGACCGCGAAGCCTGACCCGCATCGTCTGGTAGAGCCGTTCACCTACCGCCGTAGCCTGTGGGTGGGGCCTCAGAAGTCGGGCAAGTCGCCGCTCGCGGCGGCGGTTGCGCTCGCGGAAGGCGTCGGCCCGGCAATGTTTGCCGGGTGGGCGAAGGACGGCGACGTGTACCGCTGTTCAGATCATGGGTGCGGTTGCGGGTGGGAGTATTGGTACGAGCCGGGGGAGGCCATGGGCCGCCCCCGCGACAAGAGCCTGATCGCCCTCCTCGCGTTCGCGGAAGATCAGACCCGCAACGTGTACGAGCCCTTGCAGGCCATGATTAAGAGCGGCCCGCTCGGGGACTTCGTGCGCGTCCGTGAAGGTTTCGTGCGTCTGCCGAATGAGGGCAAAATCGTGCCCGTCACATCGGCGGCGCGCTCGAAGCTGGGCCAGCCGTTCACCTGCGCGATTGCGGATGAGTCGGGCCTGTACACGCCACAATCGGGCGTGCTCAACACCTGGCAAACGATCCGACGCGCGGTCGCAGGTATGCAGGGCCGCACGATTGAGCTAACGAACCCGTGGGACCCGATGGAAGATTCAGCGGCGCAACAGGCCTACCAGAGCAGGGCGCGGGACATCTTCAAGTTTTACGAAAAACCCCCGCTCGACTGGGATTACACGAAGAAGGCCGACCGCTCCAAGATTCACCGCTTCGTGTACGCCTCGTCCCCGTGGGTAGACCCGAAGGCGATCGACGCCGAGGTCGACGAACTCATGGAAACCGACCCCACCCAGGCCGAGCGATTCTTCGGCAACCGCCTCGTCCAGGGCAAGGGCTCATATCTCACCGAAAAGGTCTGGGATCGCCAGACCCGCGACACACAGCCCGAGCCGGGCTGTGAGATCGCCCTAGGCTTTGACGGCTCGCGGTCTGGTGACTGGACGGCGATACGCGCCGAAACAGTCGACGGGCTGCGCTTCACCCCCACGTACGGGCCGGATCAGCGGCCAACCGTGTGGAACCCCGAGGAATGGCCCGAAGGCCGCATCCCGCGTGGTGAGGTCGACGCGGCGGTCGCCGAACTCATGGACCGCTACACCGTCCAACGCTTCTACTGCGACCCCCGCCACTGGGAAACCCAGATCGACCACTGGGAGCAGTTGTACGGCGATTACGTGGTGGTTCAGTGGCCGACGAACTCGATTACGCGGATGTTCGCGGCGCTGGTGCGTTTCCGTGAGGACCTCGCCGAAGGCCTGACCACCCACACCCCGGATGAGACCGCGAAGCTGTGCGCACTGCACGCCCGCAAGGTCGCTAAGCCCGGCGACAAGTTCATCCTCGGCAAGCCAGCTGAGCACATGAAGATCGACGTACTTATGGCCGACATCCTCGCGCACGAGGCCGCGGCGGATGAGCACGCCGAAGGCTGGGAGGCCGGTGGCGCTATCAGCTTCGCATGGTAAAGGACACCACAACATGACTGACCAGATCACGCGCGACGAGGCGAAGCTCCTCGCCGACGCTGAGAACGCCCTGAACCTCACGGCGCCCGCCGACCGCAAGCACCGCGCCTATTACGAGGGCCGCCAGACTTTGCAGCACCTTGGTCTGGCGTTGCCCCCGTCGCTTCGTACGCTCGAGACCGTCGTCAACTGGCCTCGCGTCGTGGTCGACACGATTGAAGAACGCCAGGACGTGCGCGGGATCATGGTCCCGTCACGTCCCGAGGTCGCTGAGGACCTTCGCGCCATGATTGACGCGAACGATCTCGCGGCTGAGCTGTGCAAGTGGAAGCGTGACCGGCTGATTTATGGTCGGGCTTATCTGTCCGTCGGTGTGGGCGACGCGGAGGGCGACTACCCGATCATTTGCGTGGAATCACCCCGTCAAATGACCGTGAAGTACGACTACAGGCGCAAGACGATCACGCACGCGGTGCGCATTGTCACCGACAAGGCCGCCGACGGCACGCAGACCCGCTACGCGACGATCTACACGCCGAACGCCACCACCACCTATGCGACGGTGGGCGGCGCGTGGCAGGTCGTGGACCGTGACGAGCACCGGCTCGGTGTCGTCCCCGTGATCCCGTCTTTCAACCGTCAGATGACGGGTGAGACGACCGGTCACTCGGAGATGGACGACATCATGGGCGTGACCGACGCAGCCGCCCGCGCGATTACCCAGATGCAAGCCGCTCTCGAAACGAACGCGGTCCCCAAGCGCATCATCATGGGCGCCAAGCGCAGCGATTTCGCGGACCCGTCCGCCTGGACCAACTACTTGAATCCCTTCGTGGCCCTGCAGAACGCAGGCGCGAAGGTCACCCAGCTTGCCCCCGGCGAACTGAGCAACTTCCACTCCACGATTGAGCTGTACGGAAAGCTCGCCGCCTCCCTGACCGGGTTCCCGGCCCGCTATTTCGGCCTGATCACCACGAACCCGCCCGCCGAGGGCGCTATCCGCGCCGAAGAGTCCAAGCTGGTGAAGCGCGTGGAGCGCGTCAACGCCGAGTGCGGCGCCGCCCTCTCCCGCGCCCTGACAATCGCCGCACGCATCATGGGCCACAGCATCCCCATGGGCGCCGTGAATGTTGCCTGGCACGACCCGGCGACGCCGACGTTCAGTCAGAAGGCCGACGCCCTGCAGAAGCTCGCAGGCGGCAAGCCACTGATTAGCCGTGAGGGCGCATGGGACGAGCTGGGCTGGGACGACGCCCGCAAGGCAACGGAGCGCGCGTATCTGCGTGAGGAGGAGACCGACCCCGACCTCATCAGGCTCCTGGAAAAGACCACGCCCGCGCTGACCATCGACGACCTGGACGCCGCCCATGGCATCGATCCCGCCCGCGATTGAACACCACTACAGGCTGGTCCGTGAACAGGAGGCCCGCGCCCTCGCCACAGCCACCCGCCACTGGCACCGCCTCGGCCCCAACTGGATCGCCGACGCATGGCGCGAACGCATCCCCACCGTCGCCGCGGCGATCACCAGCGCGCAGCGCACGGCGGCGGCCAGCGCCCTAGTCAGCGGCGCACTCGCACTCGGCCAGCAAGACACCTGGGCCGCCCCTGACGGCCTTGTGGACGTGGACGCCTTCGCAGGCGTCGCCGCCGACGGACGCAACCTCGACACCCTCCTACGCGCCCCCGCAATCACCGCCCGCACACTCATAGCCGACGGCGTGGAACCCGCCCAGGCGCTCGCGGCGGGTGGCCGTCAGCTATCGATGATGGTCCTCACCGAGGTCGCGGACGCGGGCCGGGGCGCAGCGGGCGCACAGATCGCAGCCCGGCCACGAACCGGCTACGTGCGGATGCTCAACCCCCCGTCATGCTCGCGGTGTGTGGTCCTCGCAGGCCGTTTCTACAGGTGGAACCAGGGTTTTCTACGGCACCCGAGGTGTGACTGCACGCATGTGCCGACCATGGTCACCGACCAAGCCGAGGCTTTCGCTGAGGGTCTCATCGACGACCCATACGAGGCGTTCGAACGCATGAGCGAAGCCGAGCAAAACCGCGTGTTCACGAACGCAGGCGCGCAGGCCATCCGCGACGGCGCCGACATGTACCAGGTCGTCAACGCCCGCCGCGGCATGAAGTATCGCGGCGCTTTCACCACGGAGGGCACCAGCAAACACGGCTGGGCAGGCCAGATCCTACGCAAGGGCCAGAAACGCATGACCCCGGAAACGATCTACCGCCTGAACCCGAACAGGGAGCAGGCCGTCGAGGCCCTGCGCGCTCAGGGATACATCACCGGGCGCGGGCAGGTCAGCGGCGGCGCACTGCGCGGCCAGTACGAGGCCACCTATGAGGGCCGACGGATGACCGCCGCCGAGCGTCGCGTATTCGTCGCAACCCGCAACTGGGAAGAAGTGCAGGCAGGCCTAAACCCGTACACCGCCGCCGCCGTTGAACGCCACGGCGGCGCTCGCATCGGCGGCCAGGATCGGCCCTTGACGCCCTTCGACCGTGCGCGAGCCGAAGCCGAATACTACGCGGCGACCGCATCGAACGGCGAAGCAGGCCTCATGCGCCGCCTGTTCCGCTCCGAATACAAGGCCCTCACCGCCGACATCTAAGCCACCGACTCGCGCCGCGACGGCGCGGGCGGCCCCCTCGAGTGATTCGAGAAAGGAAACCCAACACTCATGCCCACCGAAACCACGCCCGACCAGACGCCGGACACCAACGAGGCCACCGCTGAGGAAACCCTCAACGAGGGCGGCGTCAAGGCCCTGCGCGCCGAACGTGACGCCCGCAAGGCCGCCGACGCGCGCGTCAAGGATCTCGAAGCCCAGGTCGCGGCCCTGACCGTCAACCTCGAAGAGGCTAAGGCCAACGCGACCACAGCATCGGAGCAGGCTGCGACGCAGGTCGCCGAGCTGCAAACCCAGCTCGCACGCCTGCAGGTCATCCACGAAAAGGCCGTGCCTGACGCGCTCGCCGACTTCCTACAGGGCAGCAACACCGAGGAGCTCACGGCGTCCGCTGAGAAGCTCCTGGCCGCGATTCCCGCCCCGGCCCCGGCGGCTGACGCTGCCCCCGCGCCGCTGGCTATGCGTCCCGACCCGTCGCAGGGTGGCACGCCTGAACCGGCGACGACCACGGACGCGCTCACGGCAATGCTGATCGACGCAGTCGGTGGGCGCTGACATCTGAGCAGCCCACACCCCACCCCCACAATCTCACGCTCGAAGGGAGCACCCACAATGGCTATCACCAATCCCAAGAAGCTCGCCGATTTTAACGGCTTTATCAAGCCGGAACTCGCGGGCCCGATTTTCGACGAGGCCGCCAAGGGCTCGGCGGCTATGTCCCTCATGCGGAAGGTCCCGCTCGGCGCGAGCGGCCAGGCCTTCCCCATCGTGACCGGCAAGCCCAGCGCCAACTGGACCTCTGAGGGCGCGAAGAAGCACACCACCGAGGCATCCCTCGGTCTCGTGACCATGCAGCCGAAGAAGTTGACGGCTATTGCCGTGGCCTCTCAGGAGGTTATTCGCGCGAACCCCGGCGGCTACTCGGAGACCCTGCAGGCCCTCCTCGCCGACGCGTTCGCCCGCGCGTTCGACCTGGCTGTTTTCTACGACAAGGGCGGCGACGGCACCGGCACCGGCCCGTTCGGCACCTCCCTGTGGTCCACTACCAAGTCCGTCACGCTGGGCGCGACCGCTGGCGCTAACGTGTACGACGACATCGTCAAGGCGATGGGCCTGAATCTGCAGGGCACGCCGAAGAAGCAGGTCAACGGATTTGCTTTCGACACCTCGTTCGAGGTGGACCTGCTCTCCACCAAGGACGCGTCGGGCCGTCCGCTTTTCGCCGAGGCCTCGTATGACGGCCTGATCCCTGCCCTGCGCTCGGGTTCTATCCTGGGCCGCCCCTCCTACCTGCACGAGAATGTCGGTCTGGATAAGACCGTCGGTTTCGCTGGCGACTGGACGAAGGCAGCTTGGGGCACCGTCGGCGGTATCACGATGGATGTGTCCACCGAGGCCACGGTCACCATCGGCGGCCAGCTCGTCTCCCTGTACGAGCAGAACCTCGTCGCCATCCGTGCCGAGGCCGAGTACGGTTTCGCGCTCGCTGACAAGGAAGCGTTCGTCAAGATCGTCCGTAAGTGACCGACCTGATCGTTCACTTGCTTAGCCCGGCGGGTGTCCACGTCGCCGTGCCCGTGAGTCAGCTCCCCTACTGGGAGCGCCTCGGGTACGTGCGGCGCTCGCCCGCCGGGCACCCCACCACCGCTGACGACTGATAGGGGCCCTCGTGTCTTACGCGACCGTTATTGACGTGGCGACCACCTTGGGCCGCCCGATCACCGACCCAGACGAACAACGCCAAGTCCTGAACTGGATCGGCAAGACGGAGCGCATCATCAGCGCCCGCCTCGGAGACCTGGCAGCGCTTGACCGTCAGATCCTCGCCGACGTCATCAGTGAAGTCGTAGCCCGCCGCGCACGCAACCCGGACGGCAAGCGGAATGAACGGATCGACGACTACAGCTACACGCTGGACGCCGCCGCATCCGCTGTGGAGCTGACCCTCACCGCCGACGAGTGGGCGCGCCTGTCTCAGGACGGCTCCACCTCTGGCGCCTACATGCCGGTGCTGACCCCCGCGTCCTGGCTTGGGGGGCGTGACGCCGACACGACGCCGGCGGGGGGTTGGGCATGAGCGCACGCACCGCTGTTCTCGCGGGCCGCAAGGCCGCCGAAGCCCTCATGATCGACCGGGCAACCGTCACCCGCCCGACCGTGACGACCGGCCCCGACGGCCTCGACGAGATCGACGAAACGCCCGTCTGGGCGGGCCCCTGCAAGGTTCAGACGTATGAGGCGCACGAGACCGCGGCGAACGCCGCCGGCGCGCTCGTCACCATCCAGCGCTACTCGATCCACCTACCGCACCATGTGGACGCCGTTCGCGTCGGTGACCTTATCCGCGTCGCAGGCTACCTGTCCGTGTTCCGCGTTACGGGGCTGTTCGACAAGACGCACGTCACCTCGCGCCGTTTCCAGGTCGACGTCGAAACCAACGGAGACGATTTGCTGTGACTGGCATCGAGATTGATACGACTGAGGTTAGGCAGATCGCCGCCGACGCAACCCGGATGCCTGGCGAACTCTCCCGCTGGCTTAGGCCCGCCGTCAGCAAAGGCGCGCTAAACATCAAACGCGCCATGCAGGCCGACCTCGAGCAGTCGGGCAACGCTGGCATCCGCGCAGTCGCCCGGTCCATCTCGTACGACCTCATCGACGGGGACCACACCATTGAAGCTGAGATCGGCCCCGACAAGCCCTCGGGCGCGCTCGCGAATATCGCGTACTTCGGTACCTCGAGGGGTGGCGGTCACACCCGCGACCCTATAGAACCGCTGCATGAGGAAGCCGAAGCCTTCCAGAAGGCCGTCGCTGACATCGTAGGAGAGTTATGGGGCTGACACTCAGCATCATGAATCAGATGCGCCACCGGCTCGCCACCCTCACGTCGGCGGGGGCATCTGTCAAAGCGTTCGTCGGTGACCCGCCCGGCAACCCCGGTATGCCGTTCGTGTTCGTGTGGGGCCCGCCCACGCACGCCAAGTCCGAAGCCATGAGCGGTTGCGGCGGGGATGTTGACGTGCGCTTGCACGTGCAGGTCGTCGCACCCACTACCGCGAACGTCCTTGACCTCGCCGACCAGGTGACCGCCGTCCTGGCCGGTGAGGTTCCAACGGTGGCCGGCTGGCGGTGTTTCCCGCTCGTGCACGTCGGCGTTACAGAGGTTCGCGCCGATAACAGCACGGTCGGCGCCCCGGCGAACCGCGCTCCCCGCTACTGCACGATCACACTGCGCGCCCGTGCAACACCCGTGAAGGAGGACTGAATGGTCACCGCATACAACACCAGAACCCAGGAGTTTCAGGACATCCCCGCCCATTGGGTAGGGCACCCGATTTGGGGTGAGGACTGGACTCTCACCCCGCCTCCCGAGGCCCGCGAACCCCTGTGTTGCGGCCAGGAGGAGGAACCCACCGACGCCCCCGACAGTGGGGACGACACCACCGACCACCTCACCGAAGGAGACTAAATCATGGCAGGTGCAAAGACCCTCGCCGACGGCAGGATTGCCCTGTGGGCGCTCACCGCGAAGCCCAAGGACATCACCAAGCCCACCGCCGTTGAAATCAATGCGGGCAAGAAGATTTCTTGCCGAATCCTGAAGAACGATTACGCGCTCGGCGCTGAGTCGGACACGGAAATCGCCGAGCAGGAGATGTGTAAGAAGGGGGAGGGCAAGGCCCCTGGCCCTACGACTTACTCCGGCAACATCACTGTTCTGCGGTACCTCGACGAGGCGGGTAAGCCTGTCGCCGCAGACGATTTCGTCTGGGATCTCATCAAGAAGAAGGGCGCGACCATTTGGTTGGTCGAGCGTGAGGGCCCGGACGAGGCGAAGGAGATCGCCATTAACGACATCGTCAGCGTGTACGAAGCGGTCCTCGGCACGCCAACCAAACCGTCCGACAGGTTTGCCGGATATATCAAGAGGACGGCGAAGCTGAACATCATGGACGCCGCCGAGGACGTGCCCGTCGTCGGCGACGCGCTCTGACGCGTCCCCTTATCTCCCGCCCGGTAGGTTCCGTAATTGGGCTGCCAGACCTGCCGGGCGGGCACCCCACACACAGGCAGCCCACCCCCACAGCTACACATAGGAGCATGGCATGGCAGCCAACGACGAAGAGCTCACGATGAGCGACCTCAACCTCACCCACACCAACCCCACCGAGACCGTCACGCCTGAGACGTTCGACCTGGCGGCCTGGATCGCGGGCGTCACCCCCGTTCAGCGCACCGTCACCATCTACGCGCGCGGCGACCTGTTCGCCGACCTGTCGGCCCTGGAAACCAGGTACGACGAAGCGAAGCGCGCGGCCAACGTCGACGACATGCGCGACATCAAAGCACAGATGCGAGACGTCGCAGACCAGATCCGCGCCTCGGCCCTCGACATCACCGTGCAGGGCAGATCCGCCGACTGGGTCCAGCGCTTCCGTAAGGACATGGACGAGCGCGGCGTCGACGGCGACCAGGCCACCCTCGAACAGCTCGCAGCGCAGATCACCGCCCCCGAAGGCCTCACCGTGGACATGCTCGCCACGCTGCGCGACCGCATCGAACCGCAGGTCGTCGCCCTCGTCCAGGCTGTCGCAACCGTTAACACGATGAAGCCGACGATCTCGGTCCCTTCGTGACGGAGTGCCTGGACCGGCCAACAGGCTTGTGGCTGGTCCGGGCGCTCCGAAGCGCGAAAAAGTGGGGCCGCCGCCCGACCGAGTTCCTGGGCGTGCCCGGCGACACGTGGGGCGAGCTCGACAGCACGCTCGCGGGCGCGCTCGACATGTACGAGGACACCCGCGTCGGCTCCTACGGCTACCCGAAGCGTCTCACTGAGGGCGACTACGAGGGCTATTTCGAGGTGGAAGAACGCCAAGATAACGCGCAAATGGCCCTCGATTTGTGGCGTAAGAAGCACAAGAACGGGCCCGCGCCCGGCATGGTCCCGACGGTGGTTTTCACCGGCACTGAGGACTAGCCGGGCGGGGCGACCCGTCACATAGCGGCGCAACAGCGCGGAAAGGCAAACGCCCCATGACTGAACGGTCAATTAAGGTCACGCTTCGCGCGAACGTCGCCGATTTCAACAGGCAGATCAAGTCCGCTGCGACGAGCCTCGAACAGCTCGCCGCGAAGGGGGACCCGACCGGCAAGGTCGCTGAGACCACCATGGGCCGCCTGGCGCAGTCCGCTCAGCTGCAGCGCGCAGCCTGGGACACCGCCTCGACCGCAATGGTCGGCTATGGTGTCGCCGCGGCGGCCGCCGCCGGCTACGTCGTCAAGTCCTTCGCGGACTTTGACCAGGCAATGAGCAACGTGCAGGCCGCCACCCACGAGTCCGCTGAGAACATGGACCAGCTCAGGGAGGCTGCGATTCAGGCGGGCGCGGACACGGCGTTCAGCGCGTCCGAAGCCGCCGGGGCAATCGAAGAGCTCGCCAAGGCGGGCGTGTCTACTACTGACATCCTGAACGGTGGTTTGAAGGGGTCGCTCGACCTGGCCGCCGCTGGTGAACTTGGGGTCGCTGACGCCGCCGGTATTGCGTCCGTGGCCTTGACGCAGTTCAAGCTCAGTGGGTCGGATGTCGGCCACGTCGCCGACCTCCTCGCCGCCGGCGCAGGTAAGGCCATGGGCGACGTGTCCGACCTTGGTATGGCCCTCAAGCAGTCGGGCCTCGTCGCCTCCCAGACCGGCCTCAGCATCGAGGAAACCACGGGCGCCCTGTCCGCTTTCGCCGCCGCTGGCCTCCTCGGTTCCGACGCGGGCACGTCGTTTAAGACGATGCTCCTGAACATGACGCCACAGTCGAAGCAGGCGGCTAAGTACATGGAGGAGCTGGGTATCCACGCGTACGACGCGCAGGGCCAGTTCGTGGGCCTCGCTGCCTACGCGGGCCAGCTCCACGACAGCCTGTCTAAGCTGACCGCCGAGGACCGCCAGGCGGCCCTCAAAAAGATGTTCGGCCAGGACGCGATTCGCGCCGCGTCCATCCTGTACGAGCAGGGCGCCGAAGGCATCCAGAACTGGATCGACAAGGTCAACGACGCCGGGTACGCCGCCGAGACCGCCGAGGCTCGCATGGACAACCTGAACGGCGACCTTGAAAAGCTCGGCGGTAGTTTCGAGACCCTGTTCATCAAGAGCGGGTCGGGCGCTAATGACTTCCTGCGTACGCTCGTCCAGTTTGCTGAGCAGGCCGTCAACGCGTTCAGCGCGCTACCAGCGCCCGTGCAGCAGGGCGCGCTCGGCCTTGTCGCCTTCACGTCCGCCGCCGCCCTCACAGCGGGCGCCGGAATGAAGATCTTCACAACGATCACCGACATTCGCACCGCTCTGTCGTCCCTGAACGGCTCGATCCCGTTCATCACCCGTATTGGCAGCGGCTTTTCCGCAATGAGCGCCGGCCTCGCCGAAACACGCGCCGCTATCGGCGGCTTCGGCAACGCCTGGGTCACCGCCCGCGCGAACGGCGTCTCGAACGTCCGTGCCCTGTCACAGGCCGCGACGCCCGGACTGGCAGGCATCGCATCGTCTGCAAAGGGCGCGGGCTCTGCCCTCCTGGGAGCGTTCGGTGGCCCGTGGGGCCTGGCCGCGACCGCCGCCGTGGTTGGTCTGACCGCCGTCCTCGGCGACTACCAGGCGCAGCAAGCCAAGGCGTCCGCCGCGGCGAAGGAATACGCGGAAAGCCTTAACAGCGTCACGGGTGCCGCGACGGAATCGACCCGCGCTATCGCCCTGCGCAACCTGTCCGAGGACGACAGTAGCTTCTGGCGGTTCTTTGACTCGAAGCGTGCGAAGTCCGCCGCCGACGCCTACAAGCAGCTCGGCGGTGACATCAACGACCTGGTCGACGCCGCCGCTGGATCATCCGACGCCATGGAACGCGTCAACCGTACGCTTACCGCCGCGCACAACGCAGCAAAGAACAGCCCGAGCGGGACGAAAGAATACCTGGAACTGTCAAAGCAGGTGAAAGACGCACTAGGCAACGAGAGCGAAGCTCTCAAGAAGGCGAAGGAGCAGAACGACCTCGCCGCCGAAGCAGGCATCAAGAACAGCAACGCCCAGGACCAGCTCGCCGGGGCTGCGAACCGCGCCCAGAAGGCAATGCAAGACCAGGCGAAGGCCACGCACGACCTGATCGACGCCCAAAAAACCCTCCAGGACATCATCCTCGGGGAGCGCGGGTCGTGGCGAAACTTGTACGACGCGATTGACGCGGCGAACGCCGCCGTCGAAAAAAACGGGCAGACGCTCGACATCACGACCGCCGCGGGCCGCGCCAACCAGGCCGCCCTTGACGACCTCGCGCAGTCGGGCTGGAAGCTCGTCGAAAGCATGGAGAAGAACGGCGCGACCATGGAGGATATGCAGGCCGCTATGACCACGACGCGCGACAACTTCATCGCGGTCGCGCAGGCCATGGGCCTGTCCGCTGAGGACGCCGCAAACCTCGCCGACCAGTTGAACCTCATCCCGACAAACATTGAGTCGCACGTCACCGCTGAGACGCAGGCGGCGAACGCGTCTGTTGATGCTTTCGTCGCTTATGTGCAGGCGCAGCACGGCGGCACGATCACGATCAACGCCACCAACGACAGCGCGATCACGACCATTCTGGAAACGCTCGGCTATGCGAAGAACCAGGACGGAACGATCACGATTGACGCGAACAACGACCCGGCTATCGCTCAGCTGGTCGCGTCTGTCGGCCAGGTCGACGCAGCGACCGGCACGGTCACCATCGACGGCAACAACGACGCGGCGAACGCGAAGCTCGACGCAATCAAGGCTGCGATTGACGGGTACAGCCCGTACGTGAACATCAATGCCAATGACTACGTGTCAAGCAAGATGGAAGGCATCAAGGCCGCGTGGAACGGGCAAACCTGGTACGTGAACATTGTCGGCCAGTACAGCCAGTCGGGCGGCCCGTCAGCGCAGGCCGACGGGTCGGTCCTCTCGTTCTACGCGGGCGGCGGTTTCCACCGTGAACGTCACGTCGCGCAGATCGCCCCGGCGGGCGCCTGGCGCGTCTGGGCAGAACCCGAAACCGGCGGCGAGGGCTACATCCCGCTCGCCAAGTCCAAGCGCAAGCGCAGCGAGGCGATCCTCGGGCAGATCGCCGACATTTTCGGCGGCACCTACATCCCCGGCAATGCGACCCCGTACGCGACGGGCGGCGTGGGCGGGAACGCCACGGGTGCGGGCGCGGCGAACGTCCACGTCACGGCGGTTGTCACCAACCCGTGGACGGGTGAGCAGGCGCGCGCGTTCGCGCGAACCGAGGCCGTCAAGGTCGTGAGGAGCGTCCAATAATGGCAATCAAGGCATGGATACACCGCGAAACGGGCTTGCCCTGTTTCTACCTGGACGGCCCCGACGCCGGCGCCGCCGTGTATGACGGGGAGCGTCTCATCAACCCCGCCGACACGGCGGGGCAGGCGTCGGCGTTCTGTGACCCGTTCGCGCCGCCCGGCGTGGCGACGACCTACACAGTAGGGAGCAGGCGGTTCACGCTCACCCGCCGCGGCGAAGGGTACGCAGTCACTAGCCTTGACTCACGTCAGCGGGCCGTCGTCTCCTACATCGGGGACGATGCGCGCGAATACGAGACGCGGGCCACGGCGACGGACATCAACGCCCGCCGCACCCCCGTCATCAGGTGGGCGGGGGTCGCCGCCGCCTACACCGGGCGGCTCGAACTTCTTGCCTACGCTGAGGAAAGCGATTGCCTCGAACGCATCCTCGAAGCGCGCGAGCCGGTGATCGCCGTCCACTCGCATGACGCGTGCGACTTGCAGGACTGCGACGTTCCCGCCGTCCGTGTCCTGGCTATTACGCACGCGACCAGTCAGCGGACGGGCCGCCGCGACCGGGTCCGCCGCCAGTGGACCCTCGACTACAAGCAGATCGACCTTAGCGAAGCGTCGGGCCTCCTCGGGAACGTCCCGGTCGTCACGTGGGGCACCTGGGATGCCAGGTCGAAATGGCAGGGCCGCAAGTACGTGGACCTCCTGCGCGAATACGCGGGGATGCCATGAGGGGTGGGCCGAACGCAGCGGCGCTCGCCGCCCCGACCACCATCGACGTGTCTGTCGCATCGGTCCTCGCCGGTCGCGTCCTGGCCGAGGACATCCCCGTCGTCAGCGCACAGCTCGAAGCGTCGACGGACCGCACGCCCCGCGAGCGCCTCACACTCGAGGCCCCTTACGGGTGGGTGCCCCGCGAGCCAGGCGACCCGCTGAATAATTACGGGCAGCGGCTTCATGTGACGCAGACGATCAGCACCGGCGGGGTGACTACCCGCGTCAAGGTGGGTATCTATCAGATCGACGCGTGGGAGGAAACCAGCGCCGGCGGGGTGTCCGTGACAGCGTATGACCTGTTGCAGCGGTGTGAGAAGAATCCGATGGATTGGCCGTCGTCCCCGCCCGGCGGCGCGACGGTCTCGAGTGAGTTTCAGCGCCTCGCGGGTGCCCCGGATGAGGGGGGCCTGCAGGTGATCGTCGACGACGGCGACCAGGCGGTCCCCCGCACGTTCGAGTGGGGCACGTCGCGTACGGAGGCCATGGGGAAGTTGGCCGACGCGTATGGGCTTGCCTGGACGGTGCGCCCCGACGGCGTCCTGCACGTGTGGAAGCCGCGCGTCGGTGTCGCGTCTGAGACGTACACGGGGCGCGACCTCCTCATTGAAGCCGCCCGCAAGAGCGCCGAGCGCCGCCCGAACCGGTGGTTTGTCGGCACGACCGGGGAGACGCCCGAGGGCGGCGGCGACGCCCCCCACTACGACGGCATAGCGACCCTGTACGACGCGCCCTACCAGCCGTCCGTCTACGGCGTGGTGACCGAGCGTAGCGAAATGCAGATGAGCGACCTGCAGGGCACGGTTCAGCAGGCCGCCGAAACGTATAGGGCGAAGGCCCTCGCCGCTCATGGGACGCGCAGCCTCGCCCTCGCGTCTGATCCGCGCATTGAACTGTGGGACACGATCTCAGTCGAGACGGGCGAGGAGGTTGTGACCGGAACCGTCACCGGCTACTCGATCGATCTTGCCGATTCTGACGCGCAGATGCGCGTTGACTTGGAGGTTTACGCAAGTGTCAACGCCCGATAGCCTCTCTGATTGGCTTGACCTCACCCCCACCCGCGCCCCCTCGCCGCACACGGGCCCCGTGCAGGGAACCGTGACGGGCATTGTCGACCAGGCCGCTGGTCTCGTCGAGGTCACCCCCCACGGTGCCCCGCCCGGCACGACGGTTGTCGTACCGTCGACCGCTGGCATCACCTGGCAGGGCGCGCCCGTACGCCTTGACCGCGACACCACCGGGGCGGCCACCCTCGCCCACGCGCCCACCGTCACCGCCCCTACCGGCGTCGTGACGGTGCCCGTGGGCGAGGCCGCCAAGGCCGCACGCGACGCCGCAAACCAGGCGAGCGCCGCCCTGCAGGGCGCGCAGGCCGCCCTCGCGGAAACCCGCGACGACCTCACCCGGAAGATCGCCGAAGCCAACGCCGCCCCTATCGACGGTTCCCGCATCAAGGCGGGTACCGTCACCGCCCGCGAAATCGTCGCAAGCGAAGCCCTATATGCCAAGCTCGCAGCTTTCGACACCCTCACCGTCGTCGACAAGATCCGCGCCGAAAACGCAATCATCCCAGGCGAGCTGATCGCCGACCGCATCACCGGCAAGTGGATCAGCGGCGCCCAACTGCGCGGCTCGGAGTTCGTGCTCGGCGGCATCGGCACCGCCCGCACAGGGCGCGGCGACCAACTCATGCTCTGGCGCGCCGCCTTCACCTACGGCCACCCTAACGGGCAGGCGCCCGCGACCACCGCCCGCTGGCAGGGCGCTCACCCAGTTTTTGAGATCGCAAAACCCGCATGGGGGCCCGAGCACGTCGAAACCACCTCGACACCCACCACAGGTAAGACAGTCCGTGACCTTCGCATCACCCTCACCCTGCAGGCCCCCGCCGGGGCGACCATCACCGCCACCTACCTTATTAACGGTGACGCCGCTGTCGTCTCCACATCCACCAGCCAGGCGACCACCCGCACCCTGACGCTGAACGTCGGTGACCTCGAAAACACGGACCAGCGTCAAATCTGGGTCACCGCTACCTGGCCGCACACCGTGCCCTCGGCGGCCCACCAATGGCCGATTCGCCTCACCCTCACCAACTGGACCGAAGCGTACTCAGACCCCGCGCCGTCGCGCATCAGCATGACCCGCACCAGCCAGAACGTGCAAATCCAGCTCGCCGACGGAAAAGGCAACGACACCGCCCTCACCCCCACCGGCCTCGCCTACTGGCAGACCATCAACGGGCGCCGCACACTCGTCACAGAGATACCGTGGGATGCGCTCGCGGACAAGCCGACCTTGTGCTGGACATCTGGCGAGGTCACGACTCCGGTTTTCAATGGGGACATGTGGAATCGCATGTGGCTCATGACGGGCGGGCAGAAGCTCGTTGAGTCGGGCGGCACCTGGAAGTCGTCGGACGGCGGGACGACTGTCACGGTCCCCAAGGCCGGCGTGTACCAAGTCGAGGCGTGGGCGGCGATCAAGTCATCTAGCTGGGACGGTACCGTTCTGCTCGCGATCACGAACGCCGCGAAGGGCGCCGTCTACTCCCCGACTTCACAGTTCGGATCGCTCTACGCGTACGGGGCCGCCGGCCCCAACCAGTACATGACGATCCGCACCTCGGGCATGATCCGATGCGGGGAGGGCGAGCGTATCGGCATTGCCCTGCAGTCGAATCAGAAGGCCTACGCGACCTTGAAGGATTACCGCTTCACAGCCACCTACCTGCGACAGTAAGGGGAACCATCGTGACCATCGAACAGTGGAACCGGGTCCGCACGCCCGAGGCGGGCGAGGACATCCTCGCCACCTGGCCAAAAACCGCCGCGTCCATTGCCCACATTATTCATGTGGACACCTACGACGAGGCCGTGACCGTCTGCAACGCCGCCGCACGTGCGGGGCAGCCGCCGACCGCCGCACGCCCGATCTACTTTGACATGTCGAACCACATCCACAAGTGCGAGGGCAGGAAGAACCAGCGCGGCCAGTGGGAACTCACCCGCCTGACCCCCGTCATTACGTACGGGTCCGCCGCGGGCAACTGGGTTGTGGGCGGCAAGGCGTCGGTTCCCGCGCAGGCGCCGCGCGTCGAACAGCACGGGCGGTGGACGGGCTTCGCGCAGTATGAGGGCGTTGCCGGGGCGAAGCGGTGTGTCACGCCGTTTATCAACTTCCCCGTCGCGTTCCCTGACGACTGCGTCCACGTCGGGGTCACGTTCGCGTACGGGCAGGTGAACGCCGACGTTAACGCGCACGTGCCGACACGCTGGGCCGTGGACATCGTCAACGCGACCGGCTTCCGAATCACCCTCCCCGACCGCGACGTGGCAACAGCCGTGTCCTTCACGTTCCACGCCACCGGATATTAAGGAGACCCAATGACCACGAAGGGCGAAGCCCTCGCATCCTGGATGACCTATTACACGACGGTCGCCGATGTTGGATATTCGCAGCCGAACCGCCAGTCAATTAACTCGCTAACCGAGCCGATTCCCGGCGCGGTCGCCGAGGCCGACTGCTCATCCTCCACGCTGGCAGCCGCGCGCCGCGCTGGCCTCCCGACCGGCTATGCCAGCTACACGGGGGACATGCGCGCCGGGCTCGCCGCCGTCGGCTGGGCCGTGATCCCCTACGCGCAGACTGGCGGCGACGCCGACAACCTGTTCCCCGGCGACCTCCTCCTGTCCGAAGCCGCCTCGGGCGGTGTCGGCCACGTCGCCGCCTACACCGGCAACGACACGCTCGCCGAGCTCTGGATCGACGGCAACGGCGACATCATGGGCAGCACCGAAGGCGACGGGCAGGGTGACGACACCGGCGGCGAATCCCGCGTCATCGGCTTCTACGCGCACCCGTACACGGCGCGCGGCCTGTGGACCCACGTCCTGCGACCGCCCGCCGAAGCCGCCGACGGTACCACCACCACTTCGGGCGCGGCCCCCGCGCACGCAGCAATCACACCTGACCTGATTGGAGACGAAATGTTTATCATCACGACCAAGACCCCGTGGGGCGAATGGGCGTACGCCCTGATTCACGCGGCTGTGGGCGGCGCCCGCGCCATCGACAACACGTACGGCGAGCGCACCGCCTACGAGCGCCTCCTGGGCACGGCCCGCGTCGTCGAGTGGGACTTCTACAACCTTCTCGTCCGTCAGGCGTGGGAGCGTCACAACGCCGCCGTCGCCGCCATTCGCGGGGGCGTGCGCGAGGACATCGACGCAGCCGTGCAGCGAGTCCTCGACGCCACCAAGAAGGAGGCCTGACGTGAATCAGCTCCTCCTCGGCCTGCAGTCTGACCCGTTCCTGGTGACTGTCGGCGTCGGCCTCATCTGGCCGGTCGTCCAGGCGGCGCTCGACCGCCCGTACTGGACCCCGGCACGCCGTAAGGTGCTGCTGACCGTCGTCGCGGTCATCGTGTCCCTGGCCGTCTGGGTGTCGGGTTCCTACCCGGCTACCTGGCAGATGTTCGTCGCCAATGCGTCGGTGTTCCTGGGTATCGCCTGGGCGGTGTTCCAGGTGCTTTCGGGCATCAAGATCAACGGCATTTCGATTATTGACTGGGCGGGTGCCCTCACGCCCGGCGGCGAAACCGTTGAAGAAGTGCGCAAGTATACCGACCTTAACGCTTTCCTGGCCGACTACCGCGCGAACCGTGGCTCGGGCGGTGACCGTGGCCAGTGACCCACATCTTCACCGATCCCAAGGTCGTCGAGGCCATTAACGGCCTGGTCGCCGTCATGATCGCCGGGCTGGGCGGCGCCGTCGCCGTCGGCTTCGCGCGGCTGAAAACCAGTATGGAGTCGCACCTGCAGCGGGCCACCAGGGCCGCTGAGGAGGCGAAGGTCGCCGCCCAGTCCGCTGACGCGCAGGTCAGCAACGACCACTCGACGAACATCCGCGACGACCTAGACGCGGTGCGCGACACCGTGACTGCAGTCAGCGAAGCGGTCGACCGTGTCGCGTCCACGCTCGACAACCACGGTGGCAGCCTCGCGGACATGAAAGCGCGCATCGACCGCATCGATGAGCGCGGCGCGCGCCTGGCCGCCGAGATTCACGACGAGCGCACCGCCCGCGAAGCCGCAACGCACCTGATCGACGCGCACGCGCACGACACGCACAGGTCAATCTTTGACCGCCTCGAGGCGCTCGAAGCGCGCGACACCAAGTAACCCGCCCCGGCGCCGCGACGACCCGTGAGGCTCGCGGCGCATGGGGCGGGCCACCCCACACCTCCCAGCTACACAGTGAGGAACACAATGCCCGCCACCATCAAGGGCCACGTCAAAGACCCCACCGGCCAGCCCGTCACCGTCACCATCACCGCAACACCCAACCCGAACCCGACGCGCACACCTGACGGCGACCTCATCGTCCCCGGATCTGTCATGAGCGCGGGCGACGACGGCCATATCACCGCCGAACTACGGGAGGGCCGTTACGTCGTGTCCGTCGCTTCGCCGACCGGCATCCTCGCCGAGCGCGACGTAACCCTCACCGACGGGCAGACAATGACGCTCGGCGACCTCCTCACCACCCCCGCGCCCTCGCCCGATGCGCCGGCTCCCGGTGGCACGCCCCTCGTCGACGAAAACGGCAAGCCGATCGCTCTCGCTGACATCAAGATCGTCGCCAGCCGCGCCGAAGCTGAAGCCCTCCCCGACGGGGCCGTGTACCTCCTCACGGAGCAGGCAGACGCGCCGGGGCATGATGACCACGGGGAGACCCGCCCGAATCCCGCGGCGGGCCCCACCCTGGTCGGCCACGCTTCGGGTCAGCACATCGGCGACACGATCACGATCCGCACCGACGGCCAGGCGGGCGACCGAACGGTGATCGCAGTCAACACGAAGGCGATCAACGGCCAGTCCTTCACCTTCCCCACGGGCTTTGAAACACTCGTCGAACCGTACTGGATCGGCACCATGAGGTTCACGGTCGCCGTCGGCCCATGGGCTCCCGAGCTCACGGTGCGCACGTCGCAGCCCGTCGAGGCCGCCTGGGCCGCGATCACGACACGGGGCGGCGGCACGCCGGTCGTCGGCCAGGTCAAGAAACGCCAAGCCGAACCCACCGAGACCGGCACCTGCACGGCCCCCGAAGTCCCCGCGACCACCGGCCTCACCATCGGCCTCACGTTTGAGCGGTCGACCGCGCCGGAAACCGCCGACCAGGTCACGATCAACGCCGGGTGGGAACGCCTCGAGTTCGCCGCGCAGGAAGGCAACAACCTACAGACCATCCTCGTCGCGCGTCGCACCGCGCAGGCGGGCGACCTCACCGTGACATACCCGAACACTCAGACCGCGAACGGCGCGGGCGTGCAGGTGGTGGTACCCAATGCGTGACGCCGTCGAAACCGCCTCCCCCACGGGCCGCGTGCTGCGCGTGCGTCGCCGTGACGGTGGGGACGTGACGGGCCGCCTGTACCGCCGCCGCCGTGACGGGGGTGACATCCCCCTGCGCCCCCGCGTCACAGGCACGTCGGGCGCGTCGCGTGACCTGGTCGCTGAGTTCCTTGCACGCAGGCCCTTCTATATCAGTCACCGCCTCGGGGGCACCGAGTACCCTGAGTTCACGCAGGCGGGCCTCGACGCGTCCCTGCGCGCAGGCTTCAAGGCGCTCGAAATCTCCCTACGCCGCTGCGCGTCGGGCGAGTACGTCATGATTCATGACTGGACGACGGAGCGCGTCGTCCCCGGCACGAAGCTCCCGATCTGGTCGACGCCGTGGGACCAGCTAAAAACCCTGCGACAAGCGTCTGGCCCGTTCATGCGGTTCACTGACCTGCTCGAGCAGATCCCCGACGACGTCATCCTGGCCATTGACCACAAGGTGACATCCTCGAAGCAGGACGCCAACTCCTCGGACCTGCAGTCTGAGCTTGACCTCTATACGCTGCTTGACGACGCGTTCAACGGGCACCCCGAACGGCGGGTGCTGTGGAAGCACTTCGTTAACGCCGGGTCCGTGGACCGCGCCAAGGCGCGCGGTTATCGGACCATGTGCATGATGTACCCGAACGAGCTAGCAACCGCCGACCTCACCCGCTGGGATGTGCTGGGTCTCGAGTGGAACGCGCCCGCCGCCGCGTGGCAGCAGATCGCGGCGACCGGGAAACCCACCATCGCGCATATCATCACGAACGCGGGTCAGGCGCAGACGGCGCTCGGGAAGGGCGCGGGCGGCCTCATGGCCTCCTGGCCGACCACCGTCCACCCCTAACCCACGACGAAGCCCCCACCAGCCCCAAGACGGGCCGGTGGGGGCTTCGTCGTGTATCAGCGGCGCAGGTCTGTACGCGCGCCCTGGCCTGGCCGCGAGGCCAGCCAAGCGTCGATTGTCTCAGGCGACCAGCCACGCAGGGGCCCGTTCGGCGTGCTGATCTGCACGTCAGCAGGCGGGGTCAACCCCTTGCGCATGTAGGAGCGGATCGTCGCAGTGGCCAGCCCGGCGCGGGCGGCGAAGTCAGCGGCACCCAGGTACTCGCGGGTCATTGAAACTCCTCAGTTCGTTCGGGTGATGATTTCGACGGGGATATCCTGGTCGGCCAGGAACGCGAACGCGCGCCCCACGCACGCCTGGTACGTGGACAGCGGGAGTCGGGCGGCCCACTCGCAGCCCTGTTCGTACGCGGCGCGATCGACATAGGAGATGAGGGCGGTGGGGATGACTCGCACGTCCTCGGTCTCATCGTCAGCGGGGGCCGTGAGTTCGTCGACGCAGTCTAGGGCGGCGTCCTCGAGGTTGCCGAGCAGCATGTGGACGCTCAGGGGATCGCGGGGCGTGCCCTTGCCAATCTCCCAGGAGCGGATCGCGCTCTCAGGGGCCTCGATGAGGTCGCCGAGTTCGGCGCGTGTAAGCCCGAGGGCCTTGCGTCGGCACCGCAGGCCGGCGGGTGTGATCGGTTCGGTCAATTGGTCCTCCTATGGGTTGGCCCCCGCGTCCTGTGGTGGGCGCGGGGGCCTTATCTTTGCTGGTCAGTCGAGGAACTTCTCAACGTCGCCGCCGATCTCCTCAAGGACGGTCAGCGTTTCCCAGGTGCTCGCGTAGCCGTCCGTGAGGCCCTGCGATTCGCACTCAGCGGCAATCGCGTTGAGGATGCCGTCGCGCGAGCCGTCTGCGAAGTTGTACTCGCCGAAAACGCGCGCGTCGTCGGCCTCGGTGTAGGCCAGCGGGGTCTCGGTGATCTTGAAGCCGTTGGAGGCGAGCAGCTCGCGGTCCTCGCCGCTCATGCGGACGGCGGCTTCGATGAGGGCCTCGCGCAGCTCCTCGATCTCGTCGCCGGGCAGGCTCTCCTCGAACCAGCTCTCGACGGTCTCGCGCTCACCGTCAACGATGAGGTAGCGGGCGAAGCGGTCGGTGTTGGTGTCGGTGATGTAGGTGACGGTGTTCATTGTCTTTCTCCTTCTGAGGTTCGGGGGGCTTGTCCCTCCCGATGACTTAACTATAGCCCGCGCGCAACGTATCACGCAAGCCAAATTAGGGAGATGTGCATCACATGCTGAGTTGTGGGGTCGCACCACCCATGGCCACACTCATAGCCTCTGCAGCCCCCGCGTACGCGTCGGGCGCAAGGTGACCATACACATCGACGGTCGTCTGAATTGACTCATGGCCCATACGCCGCTGAACCACAGGCAAGGGCACGCCCGCCGCAATCAGCGCCGAAGCGTGCGAATGTCTTAGGTCATGCACGCGCGGGCGAGGCGACAGACCCGCCGCGTCACACGCAGGCTGCCATATATGGGCATGGAACGGCCCCGACGTGATCGGGCCACCCCTGCGCGCCGTGAACACCAGATCACCCGCCGCCTTACCCGCGAGCGCGGTGCGCAGCTCAGGGATCAGGGGCGCGGGGATGGTGACGGTACGGCGGGCGCGCTTAGTTTTCGGGGCTCCCAGGTAGGGGACTCCGTTGTCGCCCATCTTCCAGGCTTTGCTCACTCGCACGACGGGCTGGGCGACGTCGAGGTCCACGTCGGCGACCGTGAGTGCGGTTGCCTCGCCGAAGCGCAGGCCGAGCGCGTACATGGCCGCAACGAAGGGCTGGTAATCGGTGGGGATCTGTGCGTGGAGGCGGGCGAACTCGTCGGGGGTGAGGAATCGCATCTCGCGGACGGTCGCGTCCTTGGGGAGGGGCACGCCCTTGGCGACGTTGCGGGGGATGACGTCCTCGTCGACGAGGCGTTGCAGCGCAGCGGATAGGAGGGCTTGGGCATTGCGGATCGTCTTAGCGGACGGCAGTTGCCCGGCGGTGGCCCCTCGCATGACCGGGGTGCGGCGCAGTTCCGCGACCCACTTCGTGACCGTATGCCGGGTGAGCATGTCCACGGGGACCAGGCCGAGGCGTGGCTCGATCCTATCCCGCACGATCTGCCTGTACCGGCTGATCGTGCCGGGCGTCGCAGATGCGGCTAGGGCTTCGAGGTGGTGTGCGCAGGCCGCGGCGACGGTGGGTGTGTCGGCGGCGGCTAGGTCGTCGAGGCTGCGCATTTCGCGGGCGGCTGCCCCGCCGACGCGGTCGACGAGTTCGGCGAAGCGCTGGGCGCTCGCGGCATCCGTGAAGGTCTCGGATACTGGGTTTTTCCCGCCGGCCCGGTAGCGGACGCGGTACACGACGGTGCCGTCACGGTGCTTGACCGCCTTGACAGATGCCATCTTTGCGCCGCCTTGCTTGAACTTGTCGAGTGTTGCTTGGTCTTGATTGTACTCCGCTAAATTAGCGTGCGTGTCACGCTCGCGTGTCACGCTGAAAACACACCCTCAGTTTACCGCAGAATCACGCGGTTTTTATGGTGGAGATGGGGGGAATCGAACCCCCGTCCAGTGGCCGGCCCCGAATTCTTCTCC